GCATCGATGCTCACCACATGGGTGGGCCTTTCGCGTGTTAATCAGATACGAAAGGTCGCTTATGAGCTGCTACCTCGTAAGAAACCACCATTCAGGGCACATTAGGGACGTAAGTCAACCTAACTGCGTGCTTTGGTGTTGGAATTTCAAACTAATAGCAATAGATGTTTTTAATAAATTCTTGTATTTTACGTGCCAATAGCAACACGGCTCTCAACCTAGGACCTATGCACCAGTATAACCAGTGGGTATCGCAGGAAGACCATGAAAATAGTCCTCTCCGACACTCACCTTAATAGTGATGTATTGGGCTGAGGTGGACAGATTAATGATTCGTAACCAAACACTGGCAAATTGAAAACCAGGAAAGGCAACTGCTCTATACAGCAATGGGCTGTTATGAGGTATCTCAACAATGATGTGTCCTGCATCATTGCAAGTTTGTATAAGGCCATCTTGAGAACGTTGATAGCCAGTTGGTTCGTCTGTGGTCGAGTCACCAGTGATAGTGACTGCTATATCCTTACCCGACGAGGGTATAATCATGAAACGTAGTGAACCACGTCTAAGACAAAACAAATTCATCATCCACTTGAACGCCATAAGGTCTGGTGTCCAAGCGATGGAAGAGGAATCGCTGTGTAAATTCTGGATCAGTTCATACCAAATATTAATACCTTGGATTGAAGTATAATCTCCATAGTTAGTCCCTCCATCCATAAGGAAAGGAACACACATAAGAGTCCATCTAGACAATAGTTGTGTAAAAGAAGTTGTGCACTCCCCAAACACAGCATTATCTACCCTGTTAGAGGAACTAGGTAACAAGGAAGGAAATACACTTTGAAATCTTCTGGTAATATCATTGTCCGAACCTTTATCGGCTTGAGCAACATACGTAATCGGTGTTGGTAATGTATCAGCGACTTGGATGTTTTCAAACTTGGCGAAAACGGTTACAGGACAGGTAGGAACAGAGGCAGAATTGGCTAAGACTAGAGGAGTCAAAACCCAAATACGCAATGATGCTAGTATACCAGCCCATTGGTTTGCAGCGTCATCCCAAGGAGCAATATATTGATTCCAGTAAAACATGTTACTAACAAAGGGAATAACAAATTCTACTGACGCGTCTGTACCAGCTTGCACAGTGTACTTCATAAATGAATTTGACGCTTGAGACATAGTGCGCATACGATCACAACTATAAGTTGGTGATCTAGCGTTGTAAAAGGGCAAAGTTGTAACTAACAAAGTCCCAGAGTGGAAATCAGTGGAATTAACCACTATCTTGACTCGAACATCTGCTTTAATATTGAGATAATTACTCAATATAGAACTAATATAGCTCTTCTGCATAAGCAAATAAGGAAAATCTAAAGTGTGCAGCAAAGTGCCTGAAGTTGACGATCCAGACCATGAAAATTCATGGACTTTATACATCTGCTCCAGTATAGATTTTGGTGTTACGTCAAAATAGGGATTAGCGTTTATTTGTAGGTCGGCTCGTGCCATGTTCTTAACCTCCTCAGGTATAATCACATCGGCAAAAGCTGTAAGGCCACTAATCTCGTTGGCTACTGGTACGACAACATCGGTAGTTGTATTGTCAGCTTGTGCTAAATAACCTTTAAGATAAGGATTTTTCTCCATTTTGTTTTCACTTTTAGGGGCAATTTTGGTCGGTGAAATAGGCGTGGTCATGGAGGTGCCTTTTTGGATCTTGGCATAATTGCCAGATAGTTGATTCGTGGGGCAATAGAATACCATATCTTCAGCCGCAGCAGCATGGATGTAATACCATATCTTCGTTGAACTCTGGGTAGAGCCAACAACGATAGGGTCCACAACATAAATGCCAATACAGCCGTTGTAACAGTACAATAAATCAACATCACTTACAAGATCAGATGTTTTACGTCTAAGGGCAGCGTATGTAGATGCATAGGGTACGGTAAAATTAATAATAGTTCTACCTCGCACGACATAAACCTCAGAGATAACTTTTCCATCTTCAGACGGCATAGTTGCGGGAACATTGCCACCGAAAACAGTTGGAAACCAACAAACCCTAATTCTGCAAGTAATATTGTTTGAACCAACCAATTCTAGTGAATACTTCATGCCACCCCTCCAGTATCGATGTAACCTTGAAACTAGTCCAAGATTAGACAATTCTGGGTAGGTAGTGTCTGTAACTAATGTAGTACATTCTGGATGAACATACCAACCATTGATATAACCACCAGATAAAAGACTGTTGTCAAACGAACCCACCAACATGAGCGAAGGGATGCGGATGAATTCAGATATTTGGTCGTAATCACGCGTACCAAAGTTTGATGGTCCTTTGGCAATATTGGTGTCACCGTTAAGGGCAAATTTGGTAGCAAGTTCTGTACCAGATGTTGTAATCTGATCTGGTGTCCGAGTGATAGTAGGTTCACTCTCAAGAATCGATGTGGACTTAGAGTAACCAAATATGGAGGTGACTTTTGACAAAAGTCTAGCGGCGAGAGCAACAGAAGATCCATACGGTATAGGGACAAAGGTCGAGACCTCGGCCGCGGTTTCAGCAAAAGAATTGAGTCTTGAAGATAATAAGCCTTGCTTTGATTTCTTCTCAGCTTCCGCTTTAGCAGGGGTCTTTTTAACTTGGGCATAATAGATAGCGGCATTGGGGCCACTCGTTCGTATTGTGAGCGCATTCATAGTACTTAAAATAGGTCAATAACCGGCATCATTAGATCAATGACGAGTACTCCGGTGTATCTTCTTGGAATAGCCCAAGAGTGAAGACACAACAAGTGTCTTGGGCATTGTTTTGTGTTTACTCATCAGCTGGGGGAGTACTCTTGTCTTTCAACAAGAATCTCACTCTAGCTTGACGAGTGGGATCGGCTAAGATCTCCTCAGCAACCTCAGGGACGTTCGCAAACTTGGCATGGTCATAGAGTTGGGCTAAATCGTCGGTCACCCATTTGTCGTCAGACCCATCACGGAAATAGCAATTGTCCTTAAACAATTGTTCGAAATAGGTGTGTAGGTACTGAGACATTGGAGTTAGAAGTCTACCCAATTTGATCTGCGTCAATCGGATGAAGAAAGTAGATTTAACAGTGCGCACATGCAAAAAAGATGGATAGCGCTGTTGAAATTGATACATCTTCATGATGTCAGCATCACAAGGGAAGACCTCGAAATTGTAATTTGTGAACCAGTCCATGAAAGCTTTATCTTTGACTAAATTGACAGTATCTTGGCGAACAGAATCAACATACAAGATTGCAGGATTGGAATACCAATCGGTATCAACAAGGGCTTCAAAAGCTCGTCTTGATGATTCGAAAGCGGTATTGTCGCCACGAGATAAAGCATCCATAGATGACTTGAAATGGTTTTTAACCGCCAATAGTCTATCACAAAGAAAACCACCACGTAAAACGATAGTCTCCTTTGCTCCGTACGTAGGGAACAACCATTCGAAAGTTGCATCGGTGTAGGTCGCATTGTACTCAATCATAGCACTAATATCTAAGTCAGTAAGATATCCAGCTTTCTTGTACAAATTGAGCATCCATATGTAGAACTCCAAAGATCTTGGAAAGAATCTTCGTAAAGTAGGCGAATTCATAATACTAATGCTCATATTGAAGAAAGCATGCACAGCAACACGGAAAGAAAATGTACTTGACAAACCAAAAATCGCAGATAGTATATCCAATAGTGTGTGCATGATAAAAGCAGGCATCGAATGAGCAACGGCTTCTTTTGATCCTCGGCCAGCGGTCAGACGGAGTACAAGTTCATAAAGACCAACCAAATGTGTATGTGAACGCAATAACTCCTCATGAACAGGAGCTACAGTAACAACATAGATAAATTGAACAATTTCAGAGAAAATGGCTCTAGAAAGAAGCAAACCTTCTCTAAAAACAGATACTGCAGGTTGGTTAGGGGGAGCTTCAGGAACTTTCCAGGTCAATGGGTTCCACCAAGTGTTGGTGGTAGGTTGTTGATTTGTTTTACAGAAGTGTCCAAGCCACATACGTTTCGTTGTAAGTTCGCGTATGTTTTCAACTGGGGTGGGGGATAAAAAAGCGGACAAGATAGCTGCCCCTGCACCACCAATGGCACCACTTGGAGAGACATAATAGATCAATCTATCCCATTGTGCAATGAGATCAGAGTCTTCAGGTAGACTAAGAATAGTTTTCAATCTATCATCCAAAGAGGAGTCGATAGGTGGGGGAGGCATGTTGATTAAGAGACCGGTTTGCACACCGTTGTTATTTGATAATGTAATTACTTGTGGTTGTTGAGGAACTTCCACATTATACTTAGTACCACTAACAACGATCTGCTCCTTTTTCTTTTTCTTTTCATCTCGTGTTCGTTGAGCGCGAGTAACATAATTTGTTGTAGTTCTACCAGATTGGGCTAGAACATTACTAGGAGCTGACATAGATTTGGCTAGTGATTTTTCATCACAATAAAAACCTTCAGTTCGAAGTTTAGCATCGGCTTCCTTAAACGTGGGTAATGTAATTCCAATCTTAAAATGAGCAAACATAGTCAAAACGAATTTTCTCCAATGGTTGTATTTCTCTTCACCGTGGTGCACCATTTCTAGCACACTGGACGTTGCGGCGGCTCTATCTCTAGAGTCAAGGTCTACATTTTCATCAACAGTCCAAAAGACAATTTCATAGATGACTTGTTCAGGTAGTGGGGCATAACAATATCCATTTTGCCACCTAAAAGATCGTTTCAGATATGTGACACCTTCTGGAGGATAGAATTTGGGAGTGTCAGGTGTAATCTCAGTCTTATCAGGATTTGTGTATTTAAGACTGAGCAATGCCAGATTCTCTTTCTTGGCTTGCATAGTGTACCATTCATCATCGGTAGCTTCATTATGGTCATCACCAAATGCCGTTATGTCAACATCTTGGAAGTAGTCTTCGGGTGTGTAAGCACCACCGGATCTACCACGAATGTTAAGTCGACGGGCCTCTAGAACATAGGCAAAGCAATTTGCGACTATATTCAAAAGAATGTTACGAACAGTTGTCAAATAATCACCCGAAGGGTTAGCGCCACGAATGCGGTAAACTAACCACAACATGATGTACTTAGAGTGGTAAGCCATGTGTTCTAGTTTGGCACGAATGTCTTGTAAGAGATCAAAATTGACCTCATGTTCGAAATGTATTCTGAAGTATTCCAGGACAACCTCGTCGGTAATAAGGTCAGAGAACCAAGTTTGATGAGATCCATCATAGAATTTGTAATCTCCAGGAAGATTGCGTCTCTTGATTTTCTTATTGTAAAGCATACCCCATTGTGATGAATGAGGGTTGATGCCTAGAGCACTAAAAGAATTGACAGGATCGGACATCATATTTTCACATAAAACCATGAAGTATTTTCTGCGTAGAATGAAGAAGTCAAGAGGCATAATATTAAAAATTCTTGTATTGAACTCTTCCCATTTAGACAACTTAACTCTCTCATCTTTAAGACAGTTCATAATCATAAGGAGATCTTCAACATCTTCGTAGGTTTGAGCGCTAATTACTTTAGTCTCTAGATCATGAAGACGTTTTTCCATATAGGATGTGAATTCAAGTTCATGGCGTATGTCACGGCACGTGTTATTCTTACACTCAGCACAGCGAATAAACGACCATTTACCATCATCAGTTCTTAGGAGCACGAAATTGTACCCAGGGGACGACTTCATGTTGATCTTATCAGAATGATGCCAACCAGGGTGACCATTTAGAGCAATCTTGTCTTCCACAACAGATGAAATAGGTCTGACATTGAAAGGAATAAACCGAGCCACAGCATGGCAACAATCAACAAGAACCTTTCTTTGTTCCTCATCAAGGTTACAAGGAGTTCGAGCGGGATATTTGTTCAACCCAATTTGGGCAGGGCTTTGCAAATTACCATCCTTGTCAAGATCAGGACCAAGTCGAGCTGGTTTGGTGACAGAAACATAACCATGTCTCTTCAAATAACGGGCAAAACGAGATGGTCTAATCTTGGTTTCAGAGGGCAATCTTGGCGTTTCAGCGGGTGGTAGAATTCCACAATCCTCAAGATTTGGTGGGCATTGTAGATTGTAACCAGCCTGACCAACATAGAACTTGTGCTTCAAGATAGGGAAAAAAGGAACAGCAACAGATTCCACGTTCGTGTCATCACCGGCTACATGCATAGCTAGTATTTTCCGTTCCATGCGCGTATTCATAACAAGATATACACGACCACAATCTCCAAAGTTATTCGAAATACCAATAGAGATATAGTCATGCAACTCATATCGCGCAGCGCCTTCAAAGTAATCAAGATGTCTCATGAAACGTTGGGCTTTACCTTCTCTAACGAAAAAGTCTAAGCTGTTGGTTCCATGCTTGTTGTAATAGGAAAGGGTAACTACGTCTCGTATATCACCTAAAAGGTCATCTTGTGTACAGATTAGAGAGCGGATATCACGGGCAGGCGGAAAGGCAGCATTAGCAATTTGGAGAACCACCCAGTCGTTGTAACCTTCAACATCAGAAGTTTTAACCATGTCAATAGGGACAGCAATGTCAAAAAACTTATTGCGAAAACGAACATGGTTGTGGTCACCTTTGAGGGCGAACCAGTGCTTCACTGTCGAACAAAAACGTTCATGAGTGAAGAGAGCATGGACACTAGGACCTTCGGCCCAAATGTCATCTCCTTTTGGAGTGCACCAGGACAGTTTAAACAAATTGCGAGCGATGGAAGTAGTCATGATGGCCATAGCATTGGGATCTTGGACTTGTGCTACATAACCAACATGAGGGTTGTGTTGTAAAGGCTTTTTAATAACCAACTGCGGTTTCCCAGCCTTTATGGTTCTTGGGTCACCCGATACTTGCATACCAGGTTCGGGAAGTTGTGGACGGGACCACTTTCCAATAAAATAGAGAGCACTGAGACCACCAACTACAGAAAGTAGTTTGAGCATGGTCTTTGCTAAATCAGTATCAAGCACCTTCTTGGCTGTTGCGAGCCAAGAGGCCAAACGACTCTTGCATGATTCCACTTTAGCAGTGGTTTCAACAACAAGAGCTTCATGTTCGGTTAGAGCTTGAGCCTTGTACGCAGGGGAACCAGGAACAGGGGGAGTAGATGCCTTGAGCATCTCTTGTTGGTGTCTATCCTTCATAGCTGCAACCTTTTTCGAGAAGCGTTGCAACATAGGATTAGCACCAGCTCGTGAATGTAGGGCATGTCTTGCTAAAAACAAAGTTTTAAGAGCATCATAAGAATGCTCTTGTTTATAGTGACGACCGGGGTGATCGCGATCTTCAATATGTAATATGAAGATGTAAGGGTCTAGTTCGTCCTTAGCTGACATAGCTTTCTCAAGGTCAATAGCATAATACTCGTGACCATCTTGGTTGCGGCGTTTGTATCCAAATTCGGGTTTAACTTGAACTTCAACTCGAAAATGTAGGCGTCTTTCGACAGCTCCGACATCTTCTACTTTCATATTTGGAGGAAAGTGCTTCTTGTTCATGAGTAGGAAAAACCATTCAGATCTAAATTTGGTTACACCTTTTTCTGATAATTCAGCCATATTCAATGAGTAAGGTGTTGTATTAATGAAACGAATAATTTCCATACCAATACGAGATCGGTAGACTTGGTCGTCCATTTGAAATACATCATCAGCGACAAAGAATTTTTGATTGTTGTAAGTAGGAAAATATTCGGATAGAGCGTTCCAATCATAGACATCTTTATCAGTAAGCATATTGATTTGCTTAAGAAATTGAGTGTCTTTAAAAGGGTTGTAAACTCCATCTTCAGGTGTAAGACCAGGATCTGTGAGGGCATAAAGGTCGGCCCAAATGTCAGCCATCAAATACTTGACAGCATAAGATTTGCCAACACCTGCCTCTCCAAAAAATTGAATACCAACAGGTTCTTGACGAGATGTCATAGAGGCTTTCACTTTGTCAAGTGAAGATTTGAAATGTTTCAAGCTGACTCTTACATCAGATACATTCTTAGCAGTTAAATTAGCGTCTTCACCCTTTATCGTACAAAGTTCTGAAAATATTTCATCACCTTGTTTGTAAAGGTTTTCAAAGTCAGTTCTAAATTGGGGGGATTCGAAAAGCATGTTATTGACATCCAATCTAAGCATATCACGGACCTTGTCACACCACTCTGTGGCGCTATCGTAAATTTCTTGAGCTTCAGTGGTGATACCAAAGAATCTCCGACAAACGTAGCGATAGGCGGTGGAGACTAGTTTTACTAAATCAACAGTACCTTTGATACCTTGGGACAATTGGTGTAATTTGTTACAGGACTTCAAGAGCTTACCAACACCGGGTTCTTTAACACCCATAACAGATGTCATAACTTCAGTAACTGCGGCAAACATCTCAAACGCACTTGATTGGGCGTGATGGGAGGCATACCAAAAGTTTACCGAGGTTGTTAGGGCTGATGCAGCAGTTGACAAAACGCCAGCAGAGGTGGCCCAACAAGAGATAATGATAGCACGGGTTTCAAATTCAGGAACTCGATCGCAGGCCCATAAAGCCAACATGAGACCACACATCTTCTCGAAAAGAGAAAAAGCGGTTGTTGAAACAGCGCCAATCAAAGTGTCCTTGAGGGAATTGATAAGAGTTGACAATTCACTAGTTGAGTTCTGAAAAGCTTCAGTTATTGCGCTAGTGTTTTGAGAAATAGTTGTGTGAAAGGAATCCATGATCTCTTTGGCTATGTCGTCAGTTTTAGACGTTGCGGCGACGACAGAGTCAGCTAGATCACGAGTACCTAGAGGATCTGTAACAAGTTTCACAATCTTGTTAGCAGCCTGCATCTGAGCTCGGTACTTATTAGAGCGAGGAGACAGAATGTAATCAGATTCCATGGTAGCGTTGAGAGGGCTAGGAACACATTCTGGTGGTGGATGCAGTATATCAAATACATCTGAGAAGCAAATGATATCACTAGGTTTATTAAGGTTGGAGGGATCGTGATAGCCAAAGGCTGCCCAACCTCTACCAGAATACTCACCAATAAGGGGCACATGTGTAACACGCTTGTAACCGCGAAGAGTCACAAATGCGATCCACAATGATTGACCAGTAGGGTTTATTGGTCCAAGATTTTGAAAGTCAACAGCCTCAACCTTTCCAGAAGGTTGTGTATCGGATGTTGCCAAATCTCGGGAATCTGGTGTTTCAACAATTTCATCATCAGATAAATAGAGATGGGATCTAAACTCAGCACTTAGATCTTCGTCAGAAGACCAACGATCTTGTTCAAATTCTCTAATTCTTCTAGAATAAGGGGCGTGAGAAGGCAATGGAATATCTGGATCATAAACAACGATTTCATCGTTTTCATTATCTAGATTACGTTGGTCTTGTTCTGAAATCAAAACAGGTAGATCATCATCATCAGATGAGTTTTCGGGAATTGTTGGGGCAGGGCTATCAGATGATTGAGCCAAATACACTCTAGGAGGATTTGAGAGTGTACGGCTAAAGTAGGAATTCCCAAACAAAGTAGACTCAACCACACGTCTTTCAAACGTAATGTTTTCATTAGCTGTGGGGCGAGTAATTTCTTCATTTGGACTGACTGCAAAAGCATCTTGTGCTTTAAGCTTGTTCTTAGGAACAAATACGGGAGCATTAACATCAAAGCCATATTTCTTAGCAGAAATATCAGGCTTAGTCTGTAAATGTTCAGGAAAATAGTCATTGAGAAGTAGGGGCTTTCTCATCTTTTGGACTTGATTATAAACGTATTTTGCACGTTTAGTATTCTTGTGTACTTGTTCATAACGAGACAATAAAGATTTATTCAAGGATTGGGCAACATAATGTTGTTCTTGAATATTCTTAGCTTGGCTGTTTCTGTTTGTCTTTGTTTTATAAACATGACGACCAGAAACATAAGCAGAAGGTAATGCAGCAGGTCGACTCAAGACGTCTTCAACAGAGAAGATGCCATTTGAGTCATGGGAAGCGTTAATAGATGGGTTTTCAGCGGCATTAAAGCCACTCTTGATTTTAAGATTCGCGTTCATTGTGTTAAGAGATAAGTGAGATACTCCACATCAGATCGATGTTGTACTGGAGAAAGACATTTATGGACTAAGACACAGGTTCTGAGAAACTCTTTAGTAAAGTCAGAAGTGAATATAAGCAGGAAAGTTTTAAACGACAAAGAGTCATTCATCAAATATAGACACGCATTCTTACTTGGATAAGTGAAGTCATGGACTTGTACGACTTATGAAAGACAGGCGTACACAATCAAAGACATAGACATGTGCGTAGTAGAAAACAGGAACGAATTAAGTTGAGCTGCTTGTACAAGAAAAGGGAAAACATCCAGTAGAATGAAAAGGAAAACACACAGTGCGTTTGTTCAATCAAAGCATGCAATGATCAAACAAACAAACAGTGTAATCCAATCCATCCAACTAGAAAATAATCCCAGATCTTGAACAAACAACCAGACAAAATAGGACCCTATAATCTGGCCATGCAAATGTCAAAGACTGTCCGAGATTGTATAACAGTGTATCTAAGGTTGTTCCTATGATGGAACTTGATCCAATGCCAGAAAGAAAAGCCATGTATAGCCAAATGAGACAAAACTCACCAGAGCATAACAGGTTATGGCACACCTACCTAAGTGGTAAATGCAAACACAACAGGTATGATAATAGGTTATGACACACCTAGGTGCATGGTGAAAATAAAGAGGAACTTACAAACGGATCAATTGATCCGTTTG